TTACGTCACCCTAAGCACGGCGAAAAGGTTGCCATTTCTTGGTTGGAAGCAAGAGAGGATATGGAACACGGATGGGAAGAATTTGACCCATCCGATTCCAATGATTCAGAATCTCCGGCGTCGTCAGAAATGGCGGCGTCGGAGACTTCTGACCCTAATGCGTTGAGAACGCGCCGCCGCCGTAAGGAGTAGTTAATGGCCACCACCGCTGCAGATCAGATCAACGGTGCGCTGCGTCTGATCGGAATGTTGGCGGAAGGTGAAGTGCCTTCGGCCGCGACGTCGCAGGATGCCCTTACAGCGCTCAACCAAATGATTGATTCGTGGAACACGGAGCGTCTGTCCGTGTTCTCCACCATCGACCAGGTATACAACTGGCAACCCAACATTCGTACGATTACGATGGGCCCAACCGGCACGTTTGTGGCCGAGCGTCCTATCCTGATGGACGACGCTACCTATTTTCGTGACGCCTCGACCAACGTGTCGTACGGCATCAAACTGATTAACAACGAGCAATACAACAACATTGCCGTTAAGACCGTAACGTCCACGTATCCGCAGTTGATGTGGGTCAACATGACCTACCCCAATGTGGAGATTTACATCTATCCAGTACCCACTAAAGTGCTAGAGTTTCACTTTGTGTCGGTGCGCCCGTTAACGACGCCAGCGGCGCTCGATACTGATCTGACGTTCCCGCCGGGTTACTTGCGCGCGTTTCGCTACAACTTGGCTTGCGAGCTCGCACCGGAGTTTGGCGTAGAGCCGTCGCCGCAAGTGCAGCGCATTGCAATGTACAGCAAGCGCAACTTGAAACGCATCAACAACCCGGATGACGTGATGGCAATGCCAGCCGCGCTGCTCGTCAACCGTCCGCGCTTTAACATCTTCACGGGCAACTTCTAATGAAGACGCCGATCCTCGGGTCGTCGTATGTCATCCGGTCGGTCAATGCTGCCGACAACCGGATGGTGAATCTGTATCCAGAAGTCATCGGCGAAGGCGGCAAAGAGCCCGCCTATCTGCAGCGCTGCCCAGGCTTAGTGCTCAAAGGCACATACGGCACCGGCCCCATTCGCGGGCTGTGGTCGCTCGGTAATTTTTTGTACGTCGTTTCCGGCAATGACTTTTTCAAAGTAGACAGTATTTTTGACGCTTCTGCGGACATTGCGTTGGAAGACGGCGGCGACATTCTGCTTGAAGACGGCGGTGATTTGCTGGCTGAAAACACAGGCGCTGTTGCGCTGGGTGAAGTCAGTGGCACCGGCCCCGTGTCGATGACTGACAACGGCACGCAAATTTTTATTGCGGCTAACCCTGACGGCTACATCTTCAACACGGAAACTGAAGAGTTTGCGCAGATCACGGATCCAGACTTTCCCGGCGCCGTGACGGTTGGCTATCTCGACGGCTACTTCGTGTTCAACGAACCCAACTCGCAGCGCGTCTGGGTGACGCAGCTGCTTGATGGCCTGTCGATCGACCCGCTCGATTTTGCCAGCGCCGAAGGCTCGCCCGACGGTTTGGTGTCGCTCATCATCGACCACCGCGAAGCGTGGCTGTTTGGCACCAACAGCGTCGAGGTCTGGTACAACTCGGGCGACCCGCTCTTCCCGCTGACGCGCATCCAAGGCGCGTACAACGAAGTCGGCTGCATTGCGCCGTACTCGGTAGCCAAGATGGATAACTCCGTCTTCTGGCTCGGCGCAGACGCTCGAGGCCAAGGCATCGTTTACCGCGCCGAAGGCTATCAAGCCGTGCGCATCTCGACGCACGCTGTAGAATTTGCCATCCAGCAGTACAGCAACTTGGCTGACGCTGTTGCGTATACCTACCAGCAGGACGGTCACACGTTCTATGTGTTGAACTTTACCGACGCCGACACGACTTGGGTATTCGACGCGGCTACGGGCGCTTGGCATGAACGCGCCGGTTTCCGTAACGGCGACTTCAAACGCCATCGCGGCAACAATCACGCTCGGTTTAATGGCCAGCCAATCATCGGCGACTTTGAAAACGGACGCCTGTACGCGTTTAGCCTCGACGTTTACGCCGACGCCGGCGTCACGCAGAAGTGGCTGCGCACCTGGCGCGCGCTGCCCACCGGCGCTAACAACCTGACGCGTACAGCGCATCACGCGCTGCAGATCGACTGCGAGACGGGTGTTGGCTTGTCAGGCTATGCGCTAAACGACCAGCAGTTTTTGGCCAGCGAGTTGCTGCAAATCTTGCAGACCGAGTTGGGCCAAGACATTGAGCTTGATGTGAACTATACCGTGGGCGCTGATCCGCAGCTGATGCTGCGCTGGTCAGACGACGGCGGTCACACTTGGAACGGCGAGCGCACGACGTCGATGGGTCGCATCGGTCAATACGGCACTCGCGCCATCTTCCGTCGTCTTGGCATGACGACCAAACTGCGCGACCGCGTGTACGAAATCAGCGGCACTGATCCGGTCAAGGTCGCCATCATGGGTGCCGAGCTACAAATCACCGGCACCAATGCCTGACAAGATTACACAGATACCGGCACCCCGCGTGCCGTTTGTGGATGCCAATACCGGACTCGTCAATCGCGAGTGGTATCGGTTTCTCTACAATCTGTTCAACATCACAGGCGCGGGTACGAGCGACATATCGACTGTGGACTTGGCGTTAGCGCCGGTTCCGCAGCCTAACTTTGAGTCGCAGACCCAAGTTATCTCTGACGCCGTAGACACGCTGCCCCAACCGCAACTCGGTACGTTTGCGGCCTTAGAGCAGGCCAGCCTACCGTGGACGACGTTTGCGCGTAACCCCGGCCCGTATCCGTCCATCACACCGGGAACGGTGTATTGGGATAACGAGGATCGCTCCAAGACGTTAGCGATTGTGATGGAAGACTCTGGCGCCATCGTGCAAGACGTAGGCGAAGAGACGTTTTATCGAGTCAAGGCATCGTCTGCGATTACAAAGGGCCAGGTAGTCATGTTCACCGGCGCGGTAGGCGCATCAGGTGGACTAGAGGCTGCCCCGGCTACTGGCCTTACCGCCGCGCAAGCCGAGTACATCATGGGTGTTGCGACCCAAAACATCGCAAACAACCAGTGGGGTTATGTCACTTGGTTTGGCGAAATCAAGGGCATAGACACTCGCGGTCTGAGCGACGGCGGGTGGGTAGATGGCACGGTGTTGTATTACAACCCGGCTGTCACGGGCGGTTTGACTAAGACCCGACCTAATTTGCCCAACCCGATTGTGTTTATGGCGGCGGTTGTTAATGCCGCAAACAACGGCATTTTGTTTGTCCGGCCTACTTACGAAGAGGCAACGGGCGAAATCGTCACCTCGCCGCCTTACGTTAAGACGGCAGACTTTACCGTTGCCAATGGCGAAACGTGGCTGGTCAATAACAAGTCTGGGTCAACTTGTGTGGTGACGCTGCCTGCCGCATCAACCCATGTCGGCAGAACCCTGACCTTTCAGAACTGGCAGGCCCAACTGCTGAACTCGGCTTCCAGCAACGTCATTCCGCTCGGCGGCGGGGCGGCCCAAAACAGCATATTGCTGAACGTGGCTGGAAACTGGGCCACGCTCGTCTCCAATGGCACAAACTGGGTTATTATGCAAGCCGCTCCCAATAACTGTCTGCTGATTGACGCATGAGGATTTTATGACCGTTTATCTTTCAGCCTTCGCAGGCGCCGGGGCGCAATTTTTCACCGACGACGGCAGCGTCCTGTCGGGCGGAAAGATTTACACCTACGACGCGGGCACCACCACGCCGCGTGTGACGTATACGTCCATCAGCGGCTCGTCGTCTAACTCAAACCCGATTGTGCTCGATAGCGGCGGTCGCCTGCCCGAAGACATGTGGCTGGCAGAGGGGGTCAAGTACAAGTTTGTACTGACTGATTCCAATGACGTGCAAATCGGCGAATACGACGATATTGCAGGCGTCAATGACATATCGACAGGCGCCGTGCCGTGGTCAGTCATTACCGGCACGCCGACGACGTTGGCGGGCTACGGCATCACTAACGCGGTGACTGCGGCCACGGCTGCGGCGACTTATGCGCCGATTGCCTCGCCTACCTTTACCGGCACACCGCTGATACCGGACAACGATACCGTTAGCGCTAACTTTGCCGTGGGCTATCGAGAAGCCCCGCAAGTGTCTAAGACCGACAACTACACGTTGGTGCTTGCCGATCGCGGCAAGTCCATTCTGATGAACGGCACGTCCAAGACGCTGACCATCCCGGCTAACTCAGCGGTCGCGTTTCCTGTCGGTACGGTCATCATTATCGTCAACGTCAACTCATCGGCGCTCTCGATTGCCATTACGAGCGACACGCTGACGCTGGCAAATAGCACCACGACCGGCACGCGCACCTTGGCGCAAAACGGCCTAGCCACTTGCGTCAAGATTGGCAGCACCGCTTGGCTCATTAGCGGAGCAGGCTTGTCGTAATGGGCGGCGCGACCTTAGTTGCGGGTATTGCTGGCACGACGGGGGGAGCCGGTGCCGGCGTATTTGACTTCTCTGAAGGGTCAGGCACCGTTGCGGTTCCAACCGGCGCTACGGGCGTGACCATTGAAGTTTGGGGCGGCGGCGGTGGCGGTGGCTTTGGAACCGTAACTAACATCTTTGGTGAGTTTGCTTACGAGCCCCAAGAAAATCCCGGCGGTGGCGGTGGTAGCGGCGGATACGCCAAGACCATACTGGTTTTGAGCGGCGGCGATGCATTGAAGACGATTGCGTACTCGGTAGGCGGTGCTGGTTACAACGGCACCGCAGGCGACCCCATAGGCGGTTCTGGAGGCGTGTCGTCGGCGTCGGCGGGCACTTACGCCCTTGCAGAGATGATCTGCACCGGAGGCGGCGGCGGCTTTGGTGGCGTTGGTATTAACGGAAGCAAGCAGGGTGCGGCAGGCGTCGCCTCTGGCGGCAACACGACTAACACCAACGGTGCAGGCGGAGCGGCGTTTACGCAAGCTGGCGGCGCGGCTGTGCTCGGCGTTGGCAACTTGGTCGGCGGCGCTGGCGGCGACGGTGGCGACCCCGTAGAAGGCGGCGATCCCGGCAGGCCGGGGTCTAAGGGCCGCGTTCGATTCAAATTTACTATTCCCTAGGTGATCTATGGCAGTTAATGTCAGAGTGCTGATTCCGGCAAAGATTGCCGAGAACACCCAAACAACGCAGTACACCGCGAATGGCGTCACGACCATTATCGACAAGTTTACTGCCACGAATTACAGCGCATCTGTGGCGACTATCTCGGTCAACCTGGTGACGGCGCTAGACGGCGCGGGCAACCAAAACTTGATCGTTAAGACCAAATCGCTACAGCCGTCGGAGACGTACACGTTTCCTGAGATTGTAGGCGCTGCCCTCGCACCGGGCGGGTTCATCTCGACGATTGCGGGCACGGCGTCGGCCATCAACATCCGATCGTCGGGGCGTGAGATTTCATGATCGTCCGCCGCGCTACACTCGAGGATCTACCGGCGTATCTGCCGATGGGGCAGGCGTTTCACGACGCAAGCCCCATGCACCAGGTCATTCCGTTTGACCCGGAAGGCTTTAGCCAGTTCTACAAGTCGGCGCTGGAGAACCCACTCGCCGGCATGTGGATTACGGAAGTCGACGGGCGCCCGGTCGGCATTGCCGGCGCTCTGGCTTACCCCATGTACTTCAGCCCCTCGCATTTTGTCGCGCAGGAGCTGTGGTGGTGGCTTGCGCCCGAGGCCCGAGGGCATGGCGCTGGACAAGCAATGTATGATGCAATAGAAGCATGGGCAAATGAGCAAGGTGTGTCCGCTTTGTTCATGATTGCGTTAGAAGACGAACGGGCACCGCAGATGGAAAAGTTATACGCCCGCAAGGGGTTCCGTCCGATGGAACGCACGTTTTTCAAAGAGGTCGCATAAATGGGCATTGGCACCGCTGCAGCAGTTTTAGGTAGCGCCGCGATCGGCGCTGTTTCATCCTCCCGCGCATCTAGCAAAGCCGCTCGAGCGCAAGAACGTGCTACTCAAGAAGCAGCCGCCGTTCAGCGCGAAGCGCTGGCAAGGCAGGAAGAACTGTCGCGGCCGTTCCGCGAGACGGGCATCGAAGCGCAGAACGCGCTTGCTCGCATGGCGGGTATTGGCCCCGACACGGGCGCCCCCGATTACGGAGTGCTTGGGCGACCGTTTGGCGAAAACGAATTGGTTGTTGACCCCGGTTACGGCTTTCGTTTGAAAGAAGGCATGCGCGACCTTGACCGCCGTTTGTCGGCGGGCGGGCGTATGTTCTCAGGTGGTGCGCTCAAGGCCGGTCAACAGTACGGTCAGGAGCTGGCGTCGCAGGAGTACCAGAACGCGTTTACCCGCGCGATGGACTTGCGCATGCAGCGCGGCAACGCTCTGTCAGGTCTATATGGCGGCGGCTTGCAAGCCGCTATGGGGTTTGGTCAAGACGTTGGCCAGTCTGCCGCTAATGTCGGCAACTTGGTGACGTCGGGCGGCGCCGCGCGCGCGTCGGGCTACGTCGGGCAGGCCAACGCGCTCAATCAAGCGCTTGGCACTGGCACAAACTATCTGATGCAACGCGATCTGCTCAACCGCATCTATCCGACCGGCGGCGCTGGCGGCGCCAGTGTACCGTCAGGCGTCGGCGCCCAAGGCGTAATCTAAGCGAGGTTCGTCATGGCTATTGATCCGCGTATTGCATTAGGCGTTCAGCCGGTACAGATCCAATCGCCGCTGGAAGTGGCGAATCAAATCGCCGGATTGCGCGACGCTGAACAGCGCAACGCGCTGGTGCAACGGCAGGTACAAGCGCAAGAGCGCGCGCTGTCTGAACAGAACGCGCTGCGTCGCCGCGTCTCATCACCGGACTTTTTTAAGCAGCCTAACGCACTTGAGTCACTGGTTGGCGAGTTCGGCCAAACGGGCGCGGACTTAGCTAAAGCTATAACCGACGCTCGTAAATCAGAGTCTGACGCGCTTAAGACTGAACGCGAGCGTCGAATTGAAGAGTCGCGCCAGCTGTTTGATATTTTAGGCGTAGCTGAAGACGACGATAGTTGGGGGCAAGTTTACAACCAGGCTCAACAGGCTGGGTTAGACATGACCGGCGTTCCGCAAAAGTGGAATCCGTTGTGGACAAAGAACGCCCAGCGTCGCGCGTTGGGGTACACCAAGTTTTTGGAGAACGAGCGCGAAGAAGCAAAACTTCGCGTTCAGCAAGATCAGGCAGATTTAAGCCGGGATCGACTAGCGTTTGAAAGAGATCAAGAAACGTGGAAACGCAATAATCCGGAGCTTGACCTTGTAGAAACACCGCTTGGATATCTTGCTGTCAACAGACGTAACCCCAGCGATGTACGCCCCGTAATGATTAACGGTAAACAGGTCACCGGCGCTGTCAGTCAAAAAGCCACCGAAGATCAGCTCAAGACCGCGTACAACGCGGATCGCATGCTATCGGCCGGTGAAGTGATTGGCAACGCGCTAAAAGAAAATCCCAGCGCTGAAAAGCCCGGCTTTTTCGAGACGGTAGTCGGAAGCACGCCGTTTATCAAAGGCGCGGTCAACTTTGTGCGCGATGATCAACGACAGCAGATTGCCGCTGCTCAAGTGCAGCTGGCCGACGCGTTGCTGTATCTCGCCACGGGCGCTGCCTACAACGAGTTGCAATACACCAATAACCAGAACGCGGTGATCCCCGCGTTTTCGGATGGCGCGCCTGCAATCAAAACCAAACGCAAGCTGTTCCTTGATCAAGTCGCCGCAGCTAAACGTCGATCGGCGGTGGCGTGGACGCCAGAGCATGAGGCTATCTACAAGGACATGCTCAAGATGTACGACACGCCGCTAGCCCCACCGCCAGGCGCAATGAAAGAGCTGCTGGCAGATCCGTCGCCAGAAGCGCGCAAAGAGTTTGACGAAGAATTTGGCGCTGGCGCTGCGGATAAAGTGCTCAACCCTAAAAAATAGGTGGCGTAAGCAATGGCTGACCCATATGTTTTTGCAAACTTAGCGCCAAACGAAGTTGTTAAAGCTAAAGATTTGTTTCGCGCGTATGGCCTTTCTCCGCTGCCGCTAGAACGCGGCGCAGAAGGTTTTGACACGTTGCCTGCTCAATCTCGCCAGCAACTTTTTCAGATATTGCGGCAAAGCGCTGCGCCGACGGCAGAAAGATCAGACGTCACGGTAACGGGGCCCGGCGGGCGCCCGTTAGGCACAGCGTTACCTGGCCCCGAGGCTTCAACGGAGAAAACAACTTCTAACCGTTTTTCTAAATATGTCAATCCGCCCGATCAAACTGCGCCTGCGGCGGCGGCGACTGCGCCTGCTCGCCAGAATCGGTTTGCTAAATACACTGACGACGCGCTGCCGGCTCCGCGCCAAGAAACGACGTTTCTGGAAGACGCCGCGCGGATTGCGCGTGAAGTGGTCAACCCCAACGTCGCACCGCTGGCGACCGCTGCGGGTGCGGGCTTCTTAGCTGGCGGCCCGCTTGGCGCGGCGGTAACGACTGGCGGCTTGTTGGCAAGCGATCTGGCGGTAGGCGGCGTCGTCAACCCGCTGCTGCAGGCGTTTGGCCAAGAAACGATGATGACGCCTTCCGAGGCGATCAACGCGTTGTACGGCCAGAACATTGTTGCACCAGAGGCGACGTCATCTGGCCGTCGCGCCATGCGTACGATTGGTGGATTCGTTGCGCCGACGCGCGCGACTATCGGAACGGCAAGTGATTTAATTGACGCAGGGCTTAAAGGCGACAGATTTTTGCGAACGCCTGCACTTCCGCCTAACGCGTTGGTGGAGCCGGGCGTTACTCAAAACGTGTTGCGCGAACTTGCCGCCAAGCCGGGTGCCCAGACGGTCGCCGCTATCGGTGGCGGCGCGGGTGTCGGCGCAGCGCAAGAAGCCGGCACAGAAAATCCGTTCCTGCTAACAGGCGCGGCTTTGGCCGGCGGCGCAGCGCCGTCGCTCGCTACGATGCCCATCAAGGCCGGCACCCGCGCGCTGTACAACATCACCGAGCCGTTTACGCCGGGCGGCGCCGAGCGCGTCAAAGCTCGCGCGTATCTCGAGGCGTTCAACAACGACCCGAACAAGGTGCAGCAAGCCATCAATTTGCTCGAGCTGGGCACGCCGCCGGAGAAGGTGGCGACCGCCATGAACGCGTCGGGTTTTGCCGCGCTGCTTGGCACGGCACGCAACGCCGACACCATTATCAAAGACTTGTACCTGGCCCGCGACAGTGCGTTGCAGCAGGGGCGCGCTAACCAGTTGGCGTCCGCTACGCGCAGCATTAACGCGCTGCGCGATCAGTTGGATCAAGAGCAGACAAGCCGGCTAATCGCGCTGTCTGAGCAAGATGAAGCAGCGCAAAAGGCGGTGCGGCAAGAGCGCGAAAAACTGGCTGGGCGGCTACCGAAAGAAAGCCAGCTCGAAGTGGGCTCGACCGTCACTGAACGCCGCGCGCAAGAACTTGACCGCGTTAAGAAGGAAGTCATTAGCCCGGCATATCGCGCGGCGTTTGACGCTGCCCCCGAGCCGTTTAGTTTTGATTTGGTTGCGCAGACTGCTCGCGCGCTGATGGACGATTCAGGTTACGTGTTTAACCCTGAACAAGCGCCGAACGCAGCTAGGGCCGTGGCCGAATATCAATCGCGTGTGGTGCGTGAACCATACGCGTCCGTCATGGGCCAACCCGCAACACGCGTTGAGCCCACCATGATTACGCTAGAAGACGCAGATGCGTTTATTAAAGCCATTAACGAAGATTTGGCGGTGCTTACGCGGGCTAATGATGCGGGGTCTAATAGGACTGTAGGCAACCTTATGCGGCTTAAAACCGCCGCTGAAAAAGCCATTGAAGAGGGCACTCAGGGCACTGAAGCGGCGAAGCTGTACAAACAAGCGCGCACGTTATTTACCGACGAAGTAATCGGTCGATTCCGCACCGGCTGGGTGTCTGACCTTGAGCGGCAGACGACAACCAACGTGCAGAAGCTCGCACCGGAATCGGTTGTTAAGACTATCCTCAGTGGCGAAGAGAACGCGCTGCGATTCGTTGCCGCCCTCGGCGAAGATAGCCTCGCGGTCGACGCGGTGCGTCGAGGCATTATTGACAACTATCGTCGTGCGGTGGTGCGCAAAGGCGTTATCGACCCGGCTAAATCCACGGAGTTTTTACGCCGCCACGACGATGCGCTTAACGCGCTCGAGGAGTCCGGCGTCAAAATATTTGACGACTTGCGCGCGTTTGATGAACAGGCCGCCAAGCTCGCAGAGACGGGCGAAACCGTTACCGCCCGTGTCGAGGCTGAGTTTACACCGCGTGCTGACGAGCTCAAGACGCTCGAGCGCCAGGCGCGTGTCGCCGCTAACAAGGTCGGCGTCGACCCGCAGCAATCGGCCGCGACGCTCGATGAGCTGTCTCGCACGTCGGACGACGTAGCGCAGTTGATCCGCGATGTTCGCCGCGACTTGGCCGATCAGCGCCGCTTCAAGACGCTGGTGCGTGAAGGTTTGGCCGCAGGCGGCGGCGTGCGTGAGCTGGCGTCTGAACAGGTTGGCCCTAAGCTGCAGCTGTTCGATCAAATTGCCACGTACGCCAACTTCTTGCTCACCCGCGCTCAAGGCCGCGTCGACGCCAAACTGGCCGTCGAGATCGCCAAGGAAATGATCAACGCGGAGCCGGCCGCTAAGGCGCTGGCCGATGCGCTGGTACAGGGTAAGCGTTCAAAGTTTGGCGAGCGGCTGCAGAAGCCGGCAGAAAGGCCGGGGCGCGGCGCGGTCATCAACGTCCTGGCGCCGATCGTCACCAATCAAAACTCGCTCAGGGAGTAATCGTGGATAGCGGACAGGCGCTCTTCAACATCATCATGGGTGCTGCAGCATTTTTCGGCGGTTGGATCCTGAACAACATCAGCCGCACGATCGAGCGCCTCGACAAAGACGTGCGCAACCTTCCGCACATGTACGTCACCCGTGTCGACTACCGCGCGGACATTGACGAAATTAAGGCGATGCTGAACCGTATCAACGACAAGCTCGACGAGAAGGCGGACAAATAATGCCCCCAGCGCTCATTGGTCTACTGCAGCCGTTGCTCTCTAACGGGCTGAACCTGGTCGCCAACGCGGTGCTCGCCAAGGGTAAGCAGTGGACGGAAGACAAGCTCGGCGTGTCGATCAAACCCGACATGACAAGCGAGGATCTGGCCAAGGTGCAGATCGCCGCGATGGAGCACGAAGAGGAGCTCAAGCGCTTGGCCATCGAAGAAGACCGCCTAGACCTTGCCAAGATGGAGCTCGGCGTACGCGACACCATCGACGCGCGGCAGCGCGAGGCCAACATCGTCACAAATAAAGACGCGCCGCTGCTGAATAAAATCATCACGCCGGTGCTCGCTCTCGGGCTACTTAGCCTGACGTTCTTGCTATTCGCTATCGTCATGTTCGACAGCACCCCGGTCGAGTCGACGCGCAAGGACTTGCTCGTCTATGTGCTCGGTGTGCTATCGGCCATCAGCACGCAAATTGTTGCCTACTATTTCGGCAGCTCGATCGGATCCAAGGACAAGGCCGAACAGCTGAAGGACGTACTCAAATGAGCCTTGTCACCGAACAGGCGGCGTTCTTGCTCGACGTCTGCAAGCTCATCCAGTTCGCCAGCGAGCGCGGCTTCACTGTGACGGGCGGCGAGCTTTACCGCACGCTCGAGCAGCAGCAGATCTACATCAAGACCGGCCGCAGCAAAACGATGAATTCGCTGCACCTGAAGCGCTGCGCCATCGACCTTAACTTTTTCATCGACGGCAAACTGACGTACGACGTCAAAACTTTGACGCCGCTTGGGCAATACTGGGAGTCGCTCAACTCCAAAAACCAGTGGGGCGGCTTCTGGCGCAGCTTCAAAGACGTGCCGCACTTCCAGCGTACGGCCTAAGCGACCCCCTCGAGCAGCTCGGCCCGCTCGCGCAAGTCGCGCAGCATGCTGTAACGCTGGTGCATGCGGATCAGAAACGTCTTACGCGGCACCTTCTGCCGGCGCTCCTGCGCGATCAGATACTTAAGCTCTTGCTCGCTCATGTCGCGGATAGCGACGTTTAGCTCTTGCCAGTTCATGTTTTCAGTTCCTCTAATGCCACATCCGAAATGGCGCGCTTGTCATGCAGCGCCGCCCATATCCGTTCGTCTACAGTCGACGTCGTGAGCAGGATATAAACCCACACGTCATGCGCCTGGCCGCTGCGGTGCAGCCGGCCGACGGTCTGTTCGTACTCCTCGAGCGACCACGGCAGCGACAAAAACACCATGC